TCTTTCAAAGGGGCAAGATCCTTTAGTTCCTGGGGATACAATATATACTTATTTAGCAACTAATGGATATTTACCATCTTCCTCTGTGCTAAAAATAGTAGTTGAAAAAAGTAGATCAACTTTAATCGGCGCGGACCTTCAAGATAAAAGAATACATAATGATAAATTTTATCAATTATATGCTTTGATGATACAAAGCGAGTTATCGCAAAACATTTGGAAAGAGGCATATAAAAATTTTGTACATCCTGCTGGTATGTATTTGGCTTCTAGGGTTCAATTAGTAAGTGTTATAAATTTAGGGTTGGGACCCCAACCGTCAGGAGAAACTGTTAATAGTTTTGTATTAGAGGGTATTGCTCCTGTTATAACTAGTGATATTTCGAGCAATACTAGTATTACTGAGTTGAGTCCGGATAGCGATGGATATATTATAAGAAATAGAGTCAACGATCTGGTTAAGTTTGGCACATTTACCATTACCGAATTTAACACTCAATATCCAGACTTGAATAGAGCAGATAGAATTGAGGCGAGAACTTTGGATGATTCTGATGCAGATCTTTCTAACACTATCAACCTATTGGATGAGAATTTGTGGAATGATTCTGACCAGAGAACAACTATTTAGTTAATAAATTAGAAAATAACCATTAAGAATTCGTATAAATAAAACTATATTTAATATCGGGAATTGATATGACAAGAGAAATATTAAATAAAGGCACTATCGCAAATGATGGAACTGGCGACACTTTAAGAGCAGCTACCGATAAAATAAATAATAATTTTGTTGAGTTGTATGGTCTAACTGATGCTTTTACTCCAGGAACCTATACAGTGGATGGAGCTATTGATTCGGATCATGCCTTCATCATATGTAATAAGGGTAGTGCTCTTTCTTTAACTTTACCAAATGCCACGACAACTGGTCAATATAAAATTTTTACAAACAAAGGTGCTGGTGCAGCAACTATTACACCAGCAAGTTTTGCACAAGGGGCTTCTTTTACTCTGGCGCAGTATGATGGATGCACTGCTATATGGGATAGTGCGAGTTGGTACTTAGTAGGCAATCAAGGTGAAATAACCATAGCATAAATAATAGGAAAGTATAATGGCAGCGACTATATCAGATGTATTTAAAAGACAAATTCTTCGAAATCTATACGAAGATTTGTATAACATAAAAGACAGCGATACAAATCCTAACGGAGATTCCGATCGATATTATATCGGTATAGCAAGAATAGAAGAGTGGGATTCGGAGGCAAATCCTCCATCTCCTGTTCCATCTTTTTCTCAAATTCATGATTTTCAATCTAGATTACAATCCATTAAAAGAGTTGTAGATGCTTCTTTTGTAGTAACAAGATACAATTGGAGTTCTGGAACTGTTTATACTTCCTATGACGATCAATATCACAGCAATACTACTATCGGCGCAGGATTAAATATTGCTGGACCTTGGTATGTAATTACCGACACTAATGATGTTTATCTTTGCATTCAACAGGCAAAGACAGCAACAGGAACAGCAAAGGTCTCAACTGTAAAACCGACTGGATCTCTCACCACTCCTTTTGCCACAGCAGATGGTTATGTTTGGAAATTTTTATATAATGTTGGAGCAGCTGCTGCAGTAAGATATTTATCTAGCAATTATATGCCAGTTAAGTTTATTGATTCGGGTTCAACTACTTCAGAAATACAACAGGAAGGTATTAAAAATGCAGCAATTCCAGGTCAGATAGTCGGAATTGCTGTTGATAGTGGGGGAACTGGTTATACTTCAAGACCAACTATTACGATACATGGAGATGCAGAGAGCGATGCTTCAGCATATGTTAATATAACTGCTGGCGGACAAATATATGAAGTGATTATGAAGAGCGATTCTTCTCAAACTACTTATAAATTAGGAAAGAATTATAATTTTGCTTCAATAGAATTAAGCGGTGGTGGCGGAACCGGAGCAAAACTCAGACCCATTTATTCACAACCTAATGGTCTTGGATATGATCCTAGAATAGACCTTGCTTCTACTGCCTTGATGTTTAATGCTAAATTAGAAGGTGCAGACGGAGGCGATTTCTTCACCAATAATGATTTCCGTCAAGTCGGATTGCTTAGAAATCCGTATGATTCTGCTGATTCTGCAACAAGAACTTTTTTCACAGATACAACAGGTATCACTCTCCAAACACTGACTTATTCCGGCTCAGTTTTCGGAACAATAAGTGGAGATGAAGAAGTTTTAGGTGTGACTACTGGAGCAAAGGCAATAATTGATTATCATGATACTGCTAATAAGAAACTATATGTACATCAAACTTCGCTTACTGGATTCGAAGCGTTTAATGGTTCAGAAAATTTACAAGTTACGACAGGTTCAGGTAGTGAGACAAGAACTTCTACAACTGCTTTAACAAAAGCAGAAGCATATAGATACGATAATGAAGTGTTGTACATAGATAATAGAATTGCTGTTTTAAGAAGTACCGAACAAACAGAAGATATAAAAATTGTAATCGAACTTTAAGGTATATTAAGTCATGCCAAATATATTTACTCCCACAACTTTTGCCAACACTTATAAAGATGATTATAAGGATAGCGATGGTTATCATAGAATATTATTTAATAGTGGAGTGCCTCTTCAAGCAAGAGAACTGACGCAGTTACAAACTATTCTACAGCAGCAAGTAACTAGAATGGGGAGAAATTTATTTCTTGATGGTGCTGCAGTAAATCCAAAGGGCGGTGCACCAAGTATAATCCCAGTTAATTATGTTACGGTTAAGTCTACTAATTGGCCTGCTGATCTAACTACTTTACCTGGAACAATTTTTCAAGGTCCGGTGATTTCTGGTCAGACAGCTGGATATCTTTTCAAGGTTACTCATTATGCAGATTATGTAGACTCTAATAATAAGAGAACATTATTCGGCACTTATATTGATGCAAATCAAAATGCGCTAACAATCTCATCACAAACTGGTATTATAGAATATTCAGAAGGAGATGTTCTAACAGACACAGCATCCGTGTTATCAGACTTAACTGTAGATTCTGCTCGAGTTGCTTCTCATCCAGCACATGCTGGTGTAGGAACTCGTTTTGCTACATCGGAAACAGATTTTTTTATTAATGGTTATTTTGTGCACTCGCCAGCTCAAAGTATAATTCTTTCTAGGTATTCATATAATAATGTCAACGCGGATATCGGATTTCAGGTTCTGCAAGATGTTATAACTGTAACCGATACAGATGCCTTATATGACAATCAAGGTGCTGTCCCGAACAGATCTGCTCCTGGTGCTGATAGATTTAGAATAAGACTAAAATTAGTTGATAAGAAAACTTTAACAGACAAAACAAATTTTATTCCTTTTGCTACAGTAAGAAATGGGCAAATAGTACAAGTAAAAGAAGGAACCGATAATTATAATCAAATAGAAAAGAGACTCGCGACAAGAAGTTTTGATACTAATGGTAATTTTATCGTTAATCCTTTCGATATTAGATTTGAAGACGAAGGCGAATCAGATAAATTACAATTGTACATTTCAAATTCTGTAAACGGTCAAACTCCAACTGCGTTTTTAGATGGATATAGATTACAACAGAAAGTTCCTAGAGTTATAGAAGTTTCAAAACCAATATCAACAACACAAGACTCTAGTGTTATTGCTACTAGTACATACGGAAATTATGTCGTGGTCGATAGTGCTTCAACTATCGACTGGTCAGGGATTGATTCGGCTTTTAACGGAACAACTGCTATCATTAACGATGCGCACAATTTGTATGATAGCACTGGCACTAACGCAATCGGAACTTGTAGAGTTAGAGCAGTAGAGAAAATAGTTGCAACTCCTAGCACGTATAGATTTTTCCTCTATAACATTGAAATGAATTCTGGCAAGAATTTTAGGAATGTTCGAGAAATTGGAACAAGTGACTCAGCAACATTTATTCCAACTTTAGAAGATAGTAATCTTTATATATCAAATCCGACGAATAATAATGCCTTTTTCTCTATTCCAGGAGGCAGGGTTGCATCTCACGGCACTGTAAGTTACACAGTACAAAGACAAAGATACGGAGCAGCGAGTTCTAATCAGATTGTAATAACAAAAAATTCTGGCGAAACTTTCGAAGATGAAAATAAATGGGTAGTGATAAATGCAACCACTAATGCTTTTCAATCTATTACTGAATCTAATATTAGTGTTGTCGGAGATAATGCTACTATAAGTGGATTGTTTGGAGCTACAGATCAATATTTGATTTATTACTATGTCGGCATAACTGGCACCGCAAGAGAGAAATCATACGATTCTGCTTGGTTTACTGGCGTTTATGATTCTGACACACAAATAATTAATTTTACTCATGCAAACGCATACGATGGTATAAAATTAATTAATGCCTATGATTCAGATTCTACCGGAAGTTCAATTCTAAACTTTGTGGAATTTGATGGTGGACAGAGAGATAATTTTTACGATAAGATAAAACTTAGAGTTAAAAATCCTTCCATATTCACACATAATCAAAATGCTGTTATAAACGTAACCAATTTTACTCATGGAACTGGAGATTTTTTCAGTGTGAGTTCTTATACTACTGCGGCAAATAGGTCTAAGGGTTTCTTATATAGAAATATTCCAACATATTTGCAAAGGTCGGGAGAGAAAATTAGATTAACTGATGTCTTAGATTTCAGACCAAAACTTGATGGCAATGCTTCACAACATAATCTATTCCCCCGAAATAATAATGAAATAACATTTTCTAATGTAACTTATTATAATTCTAGAATAGATCACATTGTTCTCGGATATGACCCTTCTAATTTTCAAGGGAGAGTTTTCATAAGACGTGGAGTTGAGTCTAGAGATCCTGTTCCTCCTAATTTGCAAAGGAATCAATTGCATCTATTTACTGTTAGATATGGTGGTAATACTATTTCTCCTAATGACATGAGTATTTCCAGAAGGAAATATAAGAGATATAGAATGGAGGATATCTCCAATCTTGAGGAAAGAGTTTCCAGACTAGAAAAAACTACAAGTTTGAGCTTCTTAGAAACAAATACAGCAACCACGGTATTACTTGATGCTGCTGGAAATGTTAGATCTAAGAGCGGATTCTTTGTTGAAAATTTTAATCGCGGAATTTCTTTAAGTGCTGGTGATAAATCAGTAAGATTGCCGATTGGTGAAAGGGAACAAACCTTTTCAATAGATCCAGTTAAAAATAGACTGTATCCTAAATTAATGACCAATCAACTTAGATTGATACATGATTCGGCAAATACATACAGCGGTGCCACACCTTCTATATCTTCAAAGAGTAATATAAAGAGAGTCGGCGATATAATTTATCTTGATTTTGTTGAATCTTTAGATTCTGATTTAACTCAAACTGTCATAGCAGAAGAAGTTGAAAATATTGGTTATATGAATGTTAATCCTTATAACGTATTTTCTGGAGAGGGTTTGATAACTATGTCTCCGAATACTGATATTTGGGTTGAGACAAGAAGGATCGCAGATAATATTGTAAATGGCGGTATACAAGTAAATAGAGTTCTTTCACCTGCTCTTAATGGAAATGAAGGTTGGTGGGAATTTGGTTGGCAAGGAAATGAACTTCCGGATAACATAGATCCAAATTCTTTAGTTGAGGGGCAAACAGTTGCTTCTATAACTGATCTTTCCATAGAGACATCAACTACTTCTGATACAGTTACAACAGGAAGTGTGGCGACCACTACCACCACTACAACAACCGATACAACAACAACCACTGTTGTTGATAGAATTACTTCTGTTGAAGTGGTAGAACAAGTCATCGGTGATAGAATTGTGCAAACTTTTCTACTGCCTTGGATGCGAAATAGATTAATTCATATTAAAGCTGAGGGATTGCGAGCAAATACTGCGTATTGGCCATACTTTGATAATGTGAATGTTTTGCAGTGGTGTAATCAAGTGTCGATAGGAAGTGAATCGATTTATTCACAAACTTCAACTGCTGAAGATGATGTAAGACCTTTCCTTACTCAACACCCAGATGGCGGTGAAACTAGTGCTATGGTAAGTGATAATCAAGGACAATTGTCTTTGACTTTCTGGCTTCCGAATACTGCAGCAGTTCCTGATGATGGTTTTAGTAGTTTGCAAGAATATGAAAATTGGTACGAAACGCAGGTTGTACAATCTCAAGGTGCGACTATTAGAAACCCTGCTGTTCTTGATACTATCGGATGGAAATTCAGAGCAGGAAGTAAAGAATTCAAGTTGCTCGATGTTTCTGATGGAGTAGAACATGAAGCATTATCTCTTGCTAGAGCATATTATGTTGCTACTGGCACGTTAAATGTTAATCAAGCTGATCTCCTAAGCACTCGAATTGTAACTGTAGAAAGATCTGCGTCTGTAGATACAGATACAACTTCAGAAAACACTGTAACCACAGTTGATGTTGGCGGTGGTTGGACTCCAGTTGGCGAACCTGAAGCAGATCCTGTTGACCCTGGTGTAACAGAAGAACAATTACAAACAGGTATTGGAACTGATGGAGGAACCGCATCGGTTGCAAACACCGATGCTGATGCACCGACGTCGATAGCACCTTGGTGGGGCCAATCCAAAGATCCTTTAGCACAAACTTTTATGCTTAATGCAAGAGCAGGGACTCCAGGAGTTTTTATCACATCAATTGATGTTTATCTGCACAGTTGGCCAACGACTGCGACTGGTATTCCTCTACAATTGCAAATAAGAGGAGTTAGAGATGGAACTCCTCTTAGAGGAGAAATTAGTCCGCAACATAGAGTGTACAAATATCCTGCTGCTATTCAGTCTGCTACTTCTGGAATGAATAAAGGTAATTTAGCATCTGTTCTCGCTCATCCCGTTAATTTTGCCTTTCCGGAACCAATCTATATTGAGACAGGAAAAGAGTATGCAATTGTTTTATTAGCAGAGACAGATGAATATGAAGCATATATCTCAACAACTTATGAACTTGAACTTGGTTCTACTGCTAACAGGATTTCTAAACAACCTTCTCTTGGATCTTTGTTTATGTCTCAGAATGGTTCCACATGGAGTCCTGCACAAGATAAAGATTTAGCATATAGAATACATACTGCTAAATTTAAGACCTCTGGTCATATCAATTTTTATAATGCTGCGCTTCCTAAATTTAATCATGCTTCTAGTAGAACTCTTGAACTTAGAAATGGATCTAATTCTTTGAGAGTTAATCATCAAGGGCATGGATTATTCGACGGTGATAAAATAAAACTGCTCGGACTAGATTCTGCAACTAGTTATGCTGGAGTAACTGGTGCTCAAATAATGTCAGGATCGCTAACAGTTGCTTCTGCTGATGTGAACGGATATACTTCAACTGCATTAGGTGCCACTGCTACTGGTGATTTGACTTTTGGCGCGGATTCTGTTTCCACGAACAGAAATATGTTTATGGATAAAGCATCTATTAATATTCTAGAAGTAACTCCTCCTGCAACTAAAATAAATTATGCAGCCAGATTTGTTAGCGGTATGTCACATTCTCAATATGGAGAAGTAACCGATCCGAGATTTAATATTGATAATTCTATGACAGGATTTAGACCGAATAAAACTATCTATTTTAGTTCTCCTAAGATGATAGCAAATCCTGATGAACAACTTGCTTCGATCTCAGCAAATGAACCATCTGTAATTGTAACAGCGGATTTAATCAGTAATCAAACCTCTTCCTTTGCTTATAATAGTGCTAATTTTGCTGCTGGATATAGATCTGATATTTCACCGATGATCGATCTGCAAAGATGCGGTATAGTTGGAATAAATTATGCAATTGACAATCAACCAGACGATGGAGTAGAAACAACTACTGCAAATGTTCCTTATGATTGGACAGCAGAAACATCAGCGATTGGCGGAACTTCTATGTCTAAGCATTTAACAAAACCAATAGATCTTGCTTCAGACGCAACTGGTCTCAAGGTTTATATAGATGCCCACAAACCACCTTCTGCAAGTTTTGATTTGTATTATCGAACTGTTGTTTCGGGAGGAGAGGCAAACGACATATACACTGTTGCTTGGACAAAGGCAACAGCAGAAAACACTCCAGGAAGTAATCCTTTAGTTTTAAACAAAATCACTCCTCTGAATTTTTCTGAGTATGAATATTTAATCGGTGGAACAGAAGGGACTCTTCCTGCCTTCGGTCAATTTCAATTAAAGATAGTGATGAGGACAACAAATACTTGTCACCTTCCTGTCTTTGATAATATTAGAGTGATTGCTTTGGTGTAGTATGAACACAGACAATCTAATAAAAGTTTCTGGACATCCTGGACTCGCAAGAGACCCAAGTACTGGTGCGATATTGAATACTAATGTTTCGGAAATGGAAAGAGCAAGGCAAAGGAAAGAATTTAAGATCCAGTCTGAACTAGAAAAACAAAAGTTAATAGATGATGTGGAAGGATTGAAAGAAGATATAAAAGAAATTAAAAGACTAATCAAATCTATTGCGGGTGACTAGATATGACAATTTTAGCAGATAGTGATTTTCCTATCTTTCAAGTAACAGATACATTTTCAGAGTTAGTTCAAGAACTAAATGCTGCAAAACGTGTTTTTGATTCGGATTTAACTTTTTTGGACAGTAGTATTGGATACCCAGCTAATAGAACAACAAATCAACCTTTTAGTAATTTAACTACCTCTTCTAAAAGCAGTTTGGTTGCTGCTATAAATTCTATAAAATCTGAACTTGATACTAAGATTATTCATTTATACGATCGAACCGGAACAAGGTTAAACGCTTAAATATAATTACATTAATTAGGAATTTTGGAAATTGGCACACAATCTCTTTACAACAGGCGGACTAGAACATGTTTCTATTCCCTTAAAACTAGGAGATAGTGCTCATGCATTGCAGCAATATTCAGACAGTGATGAATATTTTGCTGCGTATTGTGCGTCATTGTTTATTGCCGAAGAATATGATTCAGCAGCTGGTTCTGCTGATTATTTGCAAGCAGGTGCGATAACAACATCGGCAAGTTCTCGTACCATAGGATCATTCACTGATACCTTTTATAATGAACCAGTCGGCACTCATCCAGGAACGAGTTTATCAGTAGGTTCAACCACTACCACTTTGAACAGATATCTTGGATACTCTCATCAATACGGTTTAAGTGATTGGAAACTTTCAAGAGCAGAAGCAGATTATCCTGGAGAGTTTGACTCAGATAATTTTTTCTATAATAATGATGGTAATAATAATCACCCAATCGGTAGAAGAGTTTTCCGTAATGACGGAACAACATTTGATCAGCTGGCTGGTTTAGTTGGTGTTGACAGTTCTGGTGATGTTTGGCAAATGGAAGGTTTTGAAGACACCACGAGTTACCGAGACTCATCTCCCAAGGGAACTTTTCACGATGACGATCCGCTTTATAGATTAGCAGATAGATTGATCGTTAAAATGGCGACAGAAGAATATCCCGGAACCTTTAGACTAGATTCTGTCAATTCGACTTTAAGTGCTGATTGGGTTCCCTATATTTCAAATGTTTTTAGCGATACTACTTCAGATAGTTCAAATTCATATAATATTTTTATTAGAAAAAGTTTTGATTTTCCTGCCTCTGCATATGGAGCATCACGATTTGCATCTGCTATGTGTATTCGGGTCGATTCAGATGAAAATAAAAACATAGAAGAACAATGGCAGGATCACAACAATGAACATATTATTGGATTAAAAGAACTTGATAGTGCTCAGATGCAGACTGTATTTGGACTTTTGTGTTTACATAGAAGATGGCAATTAGATAACTTCGGAGATGCGGTTTTTAGTCGTGATGCTCCTTATGGATTAGACGGTGAAAATACCATCGGAAGTTATGTTTTAATTGACAGCGCAGGTCCACCGAACATATACGGAACTTGGGCAGCAAGAGGAACTGCTGTTGATGAAATTCATCAGACTCAAGATCAACAACACGATCATTCTTACAGTGGATTATTCTCAACGCAATATGAGGGGCAATATTCTCGTCAATATGAGGGGCAATTCTCAACGCAATATGAGGGAGATTATGAGGGACAATTCACTGGACAATACACTAAACAATATACTAAACAATATACTGGTTTATATACAGCACTTGAACCTGGGATTGTGAACTATGAAACGTACATAAATTATAGCAAAAGTTATCAAGGAACAACACCTGCTCAATTTTCAGGAATAACCCCAACACAATATGAGGGGCAATTTACACAAGGGTATACGGGTAAGTATACAGAACAATATACCGAACAATATGATAGACAATATTCTAAACAATATGAGGCACAATTCAGCGGAGCATACACCGGACAATTTTCTCAACAATACACCGGACAATTTACCCAACAATACACCGGACAATATGATAGACAATATACCGGACAATACACTAAACAATATACCGGACAATATGATAAACAATATGCAGGATTTGAATTGTATAATGGTCCAAATTATGAGGCGGGTGAACCCACTGAAGAAATCCCATATTCGGGAATAGGGACGTTTTCACAGCAGTACACTGGTCAATTTAACCAACAATACACCGGACAATTTACCCAACAATACGCCGGACAATTTACCCAACAATACACCGGACAATATGATAATCAGTTTGATGGGGCATATACTGGACAATTTTCTAGGCAATACACTGAGCAATATACTGAACAATATAGTAAACAGTTTTCTAGACAATACGAAGGAACTTTCGGCACACAATACAGTGGACTTTATGCTGGGGTAGCACCTGCACAGTATACTGGATATAGTTTAACATTCAGCATAGTAAATTATTCTAACACAATTGTTTATGACAGACTAACTCCAGTTCCTGTTGCCTATGAAGGATCTTTCGATAGACAATATTCTAAACAATATGAGGGACAATTCACTGGACAATACACTAAACAATATACTAAACAATACACCGGACAATTTACCCAACAATACACCGGACAATATGATAGACAATACGCTGGACAATACACTGGGCAGTACACTGGAGAAACAATAATATCTACTAAAACAACTGTAAAAACATATTCATTATGGCAAAGAGTTGCTTGATAATAATTGGAGATTGATATGGAAAATGTAAAAAGAGAATGGTTTGATAATGCTTTTTGGCATGACATCGACAGAAAAAATAAAGCGCAAGCTATATTGCGTATAATTGATGAAAACGGAAGGAAGATAACCCAAGAACTTACTGTTAATAAAATCGATTATGAAGGAAATGAAAATCCAGATTTTATAGAACTTCTGGATCAGGTTGGCGAAGAGAAAATAACAAAAAATACGCTTGCGAGAAAAGAACAAAAGGATAGAGAAAAAAATATCGAAATTGAAAAACAAAAAGCAAAAGAACAGGCTCGCGAATTAGAACGCTTATTTGATGCCAAAATTAAAACGCTAGAAATTGATCAAATAAAAACATCACAAAATCGAGATTTGAAATCTAAATTGAGAAGAGCAAAAAATAATATTGAATTACAAGTTTATGCTCAATTGATAGTTATGGAAGAACTTGGTTATGCAGTCAAAAAATCTGACTAAAGGTTATCTAGTAGTTGCTTCTCGCAAAAAAAGATTTTATACTCTCGCAATTAATCTTTTAAATTCAATTAAAGATTTTTATCCCGAAGCAAAATGTTGTTTAGTTACAGAGGAAAGATTTTTAGATGAATCTTCTTCTGTCGCTGACGATATTATAATTTGTACAGATCATTATAGAGCAAAATTATGGGGTATGTCAAAAACTCCTTATGATATAACTTTCTATATAGATGCTGATATGGATTGTGCGCACGAAGATATAAAAAATGTATTTGATGAGTTGGGTGATAATGATTTAGTTTTTACTGGATTACCGAGAGATAGGTGGTATATATTCAGAGACACTGAATTTACTGGTGGGACATTTAAATTATGCGGTGCAGTTTGTTTGTATAGAAGTCATGTTCCGTTGGTTAAAGAATTTATAGAAGATTGGTTTTATTATTATGACTTACAAAAAAACAAAGAATGGTGGCCGTTGGATAAAAATGGTTTATTTGATGAGGTTAATTATCCTAGACATTTAAGACTTTGGGATCAATTTACATTATGGTGGTTAAGCGAAAAAAATGAAAAATATAAAGACCTTAAAATAAATGTTTTTGATAACGATTTAAGATGGAATTGTTGGATGGGATTGGATTTGACGAGGCATGATATTTCTCGCAGTGATGTTGTTTTGTTTCATTATTCAGCTCAAGTAGATAAAAGCGATAAAGATGTTATATTTATTGATTATTAAATCATATAAATAATGTTTATCCTAGTAAACATTATAAAGAGTAAACCACATTATGGATTTTCATAAAGAATGCATTAACACTGCTGTAATTAAAAATGAAGAGTTTTTGACACTGTTGAATAGATATTCAGATTTAATTCAGTCTATAAAAGATGTTAATAAAGTTGCTATAAAATGTAAAAATAAAAAAATGGAAGACTATGTAAGCGAAGAATATAGAAATTCCATAATAGAAATGGGCAGAGGACACGAAGGTTTCCCAGAGGTACTAAAAGGATTTAATATAGATACAGGATTTGAGTCAGAAGATCCAGAAGAAACTGAAAGAATAGTTCGCAAATATAATTCAATTAATGTCGATTTGGAGAATTTTATTGGATGTAGAAATAGAGCATTATCATCAGGATATCCTCCTGGTGGATTCATTTCTTGGCACAATAATGCGAATGCTTCTGGTTATAATATTATTTTGACTTGGTCTGAAAAAGGAGACGGTGCTTGGGAACACGTTGATCCCAAAACAAAAGAAAGAGTTGTTATTCCAGATGTAAAAGGATGGCAATGCAAATACGGTTATTATGGCAGATATGACGATGATGATAAGGTATTATACCATTGTGCCTACACAAATTGTCTTAGAATGACTATCGCTTTTGTTTTCAACCGAGACGAAACAGGCAAAAATATGGCACAAATGTTAATTGAAGAAATCACTTCTGAGTAAAATTATAGACTCTTATCTATTATAAATACTATAAATTATTTTTTAGAGTTAGTCAAAATGGCACATTACGAAGATATAATCATCGATCAAGGAACTGATGTTGCTATCGAATTACATCTTGTCAATCAAGATGGTTCAAAGAAAAATCTTACAAGTCATTCAGTTCTTTCTAAAATGAAATTAAATTACAATAGTGATAGCGATGACACAGTAAATTTTACTGCTGTTGTTGCCACACCTCCGACAGACGGAATTGTCACATTATCTTTAACTAATTCGCAAACAGACGCATTGAAAGCAAAGAAAAGATATGTTTATGATGTTGAACTTCATCATCAAGATAGTGATGGAGATTGGTATATAGAAAGAATTTTAGAAGGCAAAGTAGAAGTAAACCCATCAGTAACGAGATAAGCATAGATGGCAATACACATAGTTGCGCCTAATCAGGCGACATTAATTAAAAAGATAATTGTCGGCACGCCAGTGACTGCTGTTACTGGCGGAACTGGTTTTACTGGTTCTAAAGGTGCAGATGGCACTTCTATCAATTTACAAGGAAGCGTTGCTGATTCAACTGCTCTGCCAAATCCATATAGCGGTTCTTTAGGCGACACATATTTAACTGTCGATAATGGGCATTTATACATTGCAAGTCAATTGGATCCAGCAGTTTGGGAAGATGCTGGAACCTTTGTTGGATACACTGGTTCTAAAGGTGATACAGGTTACACTGGATCAGTTGGCGCGATAGGATACACTGGTTCTAAAGGTGATGCTGGAACATCAGTAACTGTAAAAGGGACTGTTTCTGATTCAACTGCATTGGCAGATCCATATACTGGTACTCTAGGTGATGCTTTTGTTGTTCAAGATAATGGACATTTATATGTCGTTACTCAATTAAACCCTGCGCTCTGGGACGATCTAGGTCAGTTTGCTGGTTACACAGGTTCAAAGGGTGATACTGGAACAACTGGATACACTGGTTCTAGGGGATATACAGGTTCCATTGGTATTACAGGTTACACAGGTTCAGTTGGATACACTGGTTCTCGAGGAGAAACTGGTTACACCGGATCAACAGGATATACTGGATCAACAGGTATAAAAGGTTACACTGGATCTCGTGGTTACACAGGTTCCAGAGGTTACACTGGTTCTAGAGGTTACACTGGTTCTATCGGTATCGCTGGTTATACTGGTTCGGTCGGTTATACTGGTTCGGTCGGTTATACTGGTTCAGTTGGATACACAGGTTCTAGAGGTTACACTGGTTCTATCGGTATCGCTGGTTATACTGGTTCGGTCGGTTATACTGGTTCGGTCGGTTATACTGGTTCAGTTGGATACACAGGTTCTAGAGGTTACACCGGATCAATT